TTTTAACTATCATTGGCATGTAATCGAACAAACTGATTTATCTGGTAACTTAGAACCTACAGGTGAAATGCCTTTGCATTTTGGACTACAAAAAGAATTAGGACAACACAAAGATGATGTCCGAGTAGTAGTCCATGTACATCCAACATATTGCATCGCGGCCATGCATGCCGGTATTGATTTAGGCACTATTAGTGATTCATTTCCGGAACTTAATCGTTATACTAAGGTATCGCCTAATGTAGGCGATGTACCTCCTATCAGCCAAGAGTTAGGCGATGAATGTCATCGCAATTTAGGATTGGATCGCGATGGTAATATTAAGTTTGATATAGTGGGAATCAAAGGGCATGGTGTAGTGGCGATTGGTAATACCCCGTGGCGTGCCTACGAACACATAGAAAGATTAGAACATATTTGCAAGATAGTACTTGCATCAGGAAAATATTAATGAGCCAAGAACAATATAATTTAAAAACTAAAACAGACTATCTCAATCGTAAGATGTTCCTAGACCCAGCAGGTCCAGTTACTATTCAACGATTCGAAGAAGTCAAATATAAAAAGATTGCAGACTTTGAAGCAACTGCACGTGGCTTCTTTTGGCAACCAGAAGAGATTAGTCTTACCAAAGACTCAAATGACTTTAAAGATGCCAGTGATGCTGTCAAACATATCTTTACCAGTAACTTGCTACGTCAAACAGCGTTAGACAGTTTGCAAGGACGCGGCCCGAGCCAAATCTTTATGCCTGTTGTTAGCTTGCCAGAACTAGAAGCACTTGTGTATAATTGGACATTCTTTGAAACCAACATCCACAGCAAGTCATACAGTCATATCATACGTAATATCTACAACGTGCCAAAAGATGTGTTCAACACAATTCATGATACACAAGAAATTATCGACATGGCTTCAAGTGTAGGTAACTACTATGAAGACTTGCATCAGATCAATTGCCGTAAGCAGTTAGGTGAGAAAGTTAATGAACGTACACACATTAAAGCAATCTACATGGCCTTACATGCTAGTTATGCACTAGAAGCTTTCCGCTTTATGGTTAGCTTTGCCACTAGTTTGGCCATGGTTGAAAACAAGATCTTTATGGGTAATGGTAACATCATTCAATTGATCCTACAGGACGAGATCCTGCACAAAGGTTGGACTGCTTATTTGATCAATCAAGTGGTTAAGGAAGACAGTCGCTTTGCCGAAATCAAAGCAGAATGCGAACAAGAAGTATATAGTTTATATATGGATGTTATCCGTGAAGAAAAACAATGGGCTGACTATTTGTTTAACAAAGGCCCTGTGATTGGCTTGAATGCTAACATTTTAAAAGACTTTGTAGACTATACAGCCGTTAGCGCACTTAAAGACATTGGTATTAAGTACAATAACCCTGCTCCTAAGTCTACACCTATTCCTTGGTTTAACAAACATGTTAATACAAGCAATAAACAAACAGCATTACAAGAAAGTGAATCGACCAATTATGTAATTGGCATCATGAGCGATAGCATTGATTACGATGAGCTTCCAGCATTATAAGAGAGAAATATGATTACAGTATACAGTAAAAATAACTGTCCATTTTGTGACAGGGCAAAAGCATTACTAGAAAGCAAAGACATTACGTTTCGAGTAATTAAAATGGAAGACGATCCAGGCGCACGTGAGTTCTTAATGGATCAAGGATTACGATCAGTTCCACAGATTTTCAAGGACGGAGTACTCCTTCCCGGCGGTTTTCAAGGTCTTGCCGGCAAAGACGAAGAATTTTTTAACACACTCAAAGGATAAAAATGATAATTAACAAAGGTATTGCGATAGGTGAAGTAGTAACAATTAAAACAACTGCGGGCGAAGAAATTGTCGCTAAACTAGTTGAAGAAAATCCAATGAGTATTACAGTTGCTAAACCATTGGTACTAACCGCAAGTGCAAAAGGCATAGCTTTGGTTCCCTTTTTGTTTACTACAAGTCCAGATGCAAATATCACTATTAGCAGAGCCACAGTAATGGTGCTGGCTCCTACTGATAAAGATGCTTCGGACACGTACATTCAGAATACCACTGGTATTAAACTAGTATAAATATTACTCAGCAAAGGAAATAGCCATGCCATTTATCGTTTTTACACCAGTACCTGCTATACCAACACCATCGGGTACTTTCGGAGCAATTTCCGGCGGTGGCGCACAGACTGAATTAGATTATACAAACACTCTAGGTGCTCTCGGAGTACAACTACAGCAAATACAATATTATCTAAGCGGCGGGCCTGGCGGCATTGCGGCAACAGAACCTGGCAGTATGCTTAATTCATTATTAAATAGCGCCCATTCGTTAGCCAATATCGATTCGGCATTACAAACGTTAGTACTCGGCAATAATAAACAAGTAGGTGCTCAACTAAGTGGTGCAAATTCTGTGCAAAGTTCGTTATCTACGATTGCTGGTTTGTTAACAACTATGATTGCCATGCAACAGATGTCGATGTCGGCACAGATGAATCATCAACAATTTGTTGAGCAAACTACAAACACTGCAAGAACCGAAGATGGAAAACCTCCAGTTGCTGTTAAGCAAGAAGCTTTCGTAGAGAAAGTAAAAACTTCAAGTTTAGGTATTGCTAATATTGCTACTATAAGCACTGCTTCAGGAGTCGCTCAGGGTATAGCTACTGATGCGTTGTCAGCAGGTACAAATATTGCTAAAAATTTAGTAGCAAGCACAGACATTGGACAAAATCTAATTTCTTCGGGTACTAAAATGAAAGCATGGGTTAATACTCAAGTTGCCGATATTGAAGCAGTTGCTCAATTAAAGAAAAAAGAAGCAGAAGCAAAAGCTCTAAAATTAAAAGCACAACAAGGCGGCGGTTCATAATGGGCGGAGTTGCTAGGGCTAATAAGGATGTCGCCGGATCACTGATAATTTCTGGCGCTACTACAGTTATCACCAATGACTCTCATACTGCGTTCCAAACTTCAGGAACAGCTAAAGGGTCAGTTATTGCATCTGGATGTGCTACAGTGTTTGCCGAAAATAAAAATGTTGCCAGATTAGCAGATCCTGCAAGTGATGGCTCTTTGATATCCAGCTCAAGCACAACCGTGTTTGCAGGCCCTTAAAAGCCAGGATCGTTAGCATCCTTGTTTAGTTATGCTAAATTATTATAGCACATTTCAAGGAGAATCAAATGTCAAAATATCAAGAGTTCACAACCCTAGTCGAATCAATGGAATCAGACTTCGAAAAGTTTTACGACAAGGGCGTAAATGCCGCAGGTACCCGTGTACGCAAGCACTTACAAGAATTGGCTAAACTGTGCAAAGAAACACGCAACGATGTAACAGCCGTTAAGAACGCTCGTAAAGAAGCCAAGTAATGAATGATCACCATAACTGATACCGCCACTCAAAGAATTAAAAAATCTCTAGCCCAAAGAGGTAAAGGTGTTGGTATCAGACTTGGTGTGAGAACTACCGGCTGTAGCGGCTTGGCCTATACCATAGAATATGTGGATGACTACGAAGCTGAAGTAGGAGTAACCAATTTTGCACAACAGGATTTTGTTGTACTAGTGGATGCTAAAAGCCTAGCCTACTTAGATGGATTGACAGTAGATTGGGTCCGCAATGGACTTAATGAAGGATTTGATTTCATCAATCCAAATGAACGTGATCGCTGTGGATGCGGCGAATCATTTCGAGTTTAAACCAAAAATACTTGACTTTAACTGACGATAGCTGTATAATACTAGCTAATGTTATAACTTTTGGAGATTATTTTGAGTATGCATTTAGAAGGTCCGTGGCTCAGTACCACCGGCAAGAAGAAAGGCAAACAGAAATTCGCATCAGCAGAACATGCCCGTAAAGCACGTGAGCAAGAAGCCAGTTGGAAAGAACTTCTCAAACGTCAAGGAATTGAGCTAGAAGAAAAGCGCAGAAATCGTGCCATGTCTAGCGGTACCTTGAGTAGCAGTTACAGTCTAGCGATTCCAGAAGGCCGTAACACTACTGCCCATATTAAGAGTTTGAACAGTGGACTAGGTGTGGCAACATTGCCACCTGCAAAAGTCTATACCGGAACTATGGTAAAAGGTATTGCAACCATGCATAAAAGCAACGCTGTACCGGTTTTTAGTGATGAACAAGCAGTAGATATCAGCAGAATGAGACGATAAATATGCCCATTCTAAATAATAGTATTTTACCACGACACACAGACGATAACTATATATTAGCCCCGAAAGGTTCGGTTGCTAAGGCTAACTCAAGGAGAAATATAAACAGCCAAAATATAAATTATGATGGTACTAGCGATACCTCATCCAGCGTAAAGGAGAAAAAAATGATACGCATTATCAAAATAGTTTTAAACTGCCTAATTTTAGCGGCAGTAGTTTTAGCGGCACAACATGCCGTAACATATAAGTTTAGCAAACTTAAAGAAGCTCGCGAAACCGCAAGCCCTATTACAGCCCAAATGAGACAAACTCAATTAGATTGTCTGGCTCGTAATATATACCACGAAGCTGGTTACGAACCTTTTGAAGGTAAAGTAGCCGTAGCACAAGTTACAATCAACAGAGCAGAAAGTGGACAATTTCCATCTGACATCTGTAAAGTAGTTTACCAAAAGAATGTAGTCTATGAAAAAGTACTTTGCCAATTCAGCTGGTACTGCCAAGGCCCAAGTGCTCTTAAACCAATGAACGGTCCTGTCTATACAGAAAGTATGGAAGTGGCTAAAAAAGTATTGCTGGAAGGATTTAGACTTCCAGATTTGAAAAACGCCCTATACTTTCACGGGGACTACGTAAAACCCGGCTGGGGCAAGAAACCAGTGGCTAAAATCGGCCGACACATTTTTTATAACTAAGGAAATAATATGACAAGCGCAGATGTTTTAACTAAATTTAAAGATAATTTTGTTGGATTTTTTAACTTAGACAATTGGGTCAAAGGTATCAAAGAACATGCTCCCCATGTGAGTGCAGAAACAATGGGCTGGGTCGCTGTGATACTAATGCATTTGGCCACAATTCCAACATTATTGGCCGTTCTAACAGGCCTAACTGAAAAAATGCCCCCAGTGGACCTTGTATTATTTGCTTGGTCTGGGCTTTTCTGTCTGTTTGTCAAGGCAACTATACAAAAAGATGTACTAAACATTGTTACAATTGGCTTTGGATTTTTCATTCAAGCGGCCCTGATGAGCATGATTATCTTCAAGTAAGCGATAAATATTAGATATTAAGGAGCATAAAAATGCCATCAGGATTTAGTTTAGATAAAAATCAATTAACAGACGGATTGTACACAGTTACCGTGGACATGTCTAGTTCAACATATTACCCAACTGCAACTGCAAATACAGCTAGTGGCGGATTATGGCCATACAGTTGGGATAATCAAGTATACACTAATGCAAGCACTATGTCAGCGGCACAAGCTCTTGTACTAGCCCAAGGTAACGTCCGTTTTAATCGCGTAGTTGAAGCATTGGCTAGCGTGACAGACATGCGTATTGTTGCTGTAAACGTTACTGCTAGCCCAAATACCAGTGCCACTGCACAACCAACTAGCTTGGCATTTACGATTGATGCAGGCCGTGATAGCTTTCTATTAGGCAATTATAGCTCAATTTTAAAAGCGGCTGGACAAACAGCTAATGGAACTTGGACTGCGGTTGACGGATCGACACAAACAGCATACAATAGTTTATATGCATCTGGTAGCGTAGCAGTTAATACAACGCTACTAGCAATTAAAGATATTGTTACTGGAGCAATCCAAGCAGGCGCATCAACAGGATATTCACGTCAATGGCGTGTATACAATCCAGTTAATTTGGATGATTCACAAGTTAAAGTAACAATTACTCAACCAAACGCAACTAACTCAAACATATACGGAACTGTAAGTGTGTCTGCTTCATTAGCACCATTAGCAGGTAGTCCAGTATAAGAAATGGAATAGGATGATATTAGCGTATCTATTACTACTAACAGGTTTAACAATATCGGCGGTCGCAATTTACTACTCTGTAGTAGGTTTGACCGCTATATTTTCTGCGGCGGTAATTCCAATCATAGTTATGGGAGCTTCGTTAGAAGTTGCTAAACTAGTATGTGCAAGCTGGATTAAAGCCAATTGGGAACGTGTTCCCATGTTGATGAAAGTCTACATGTGTGTTGCAGTAACAGTACTAATGCTGATTACTTCAATGGGTATCTTTGGATTCCTCTCCAAAGCACATAACGATCAAAACTTAGTGTCGGGCGATGTTACTAGTAAGATCGCCATCTACGACGAAAAGATTAAAACAGCAAAGGATAATATCGATGCGAACCGGAAGGCGCTTAAACAGATGGATGAGGCTGTGGACCAAGTTATGGGTCGAAGCAGTGATGAAAAAGGTGCCGAGAAAGCAGTTGCTATTAGAAGAGGCCAGCAAAAAGAAAGAGCCCGCCTTCAATCTGAAATTACGTCCGAACAGAAAGCTATTGCCTCCCTTAGCGAAGAACGTGCGCCAATCGCGGCTGAAGTCCGAAAGGTTGAAGCAGAAGTAGGCCCTATCAAATATATTGCCAAGTTTCTATACGGAGACCATGGCGCAGATGAAAACATGTTAGAGCAAGCAGTAACTTGGATTATTATCCTTATTGTTATTGTATTCGATCCACTGGCAGTTATCATGTTACTGGCCGCACAAATGACATTTGTTTGGGCTAAAGAAGAAAAAGAAAAAACATGGTTAGATGACCAAGCAGAAGATTTAACAGAAGCAGTTAATAATCACGGATTTATTGCCCAAGAAGTTGAAGCAGTAATACCTGAAGCAGTCGAAACTGTTAGTGAACCGACAGTTGATTATAAATTTGTTGAAGAGGAACATGAGCCTGATTACCCAACTGCTGATACTACAATTACCACCACAGACATAGAACCTGAGTTTCCAATGCCTATCGAGCAATGGAATGCTATGATCGAGGAAGCTGAGGCTGAAGCAGTGAAGGAAGCTGAATCAAAAAAATATCAAATACTTCCAGAATTACAAAAGCATATCGACGAATCCACAGTTGAAGAACGTGTTGCCCGTGGCGATTCCTACATCGATACACAGGGCACCGAAGTTAACTTGGAAGAAACTGATTCAAAAAAAAAGACTTACATGATAAAAAACCCACTGGGCGAGATCGAAGTAAAGAGCCGTTCTTAACCGGGTATGTACAAAACGAAGAACAATCAACTGGTGGCACACTTTGGGCTAGAATACAAGACCGTAAAAGTCTTGATTTAGATGTAAGAGATAAATTGTACTTAGAATATGCCAAAGATGAGTTCGCTTCCTTTGAAGTAAGTAAATACAAAGATCCAGAATTGTATGAATTTGTAAATCGTGCCAAAGGGACCGGATTACAATTTAGCAAATACTCAGATGAGCAATTAGAAAGATTTATTGAAGAGATATATGAACTTAGGAAAAATCAACTTAATAACACCACCGGATAAACTGTTCAATATGAACTTAGGTTATCTGCTGATAAAACCGTCATTGCATGTCAAACAGCAATTTCAAACTATATTAAGTCACAATATAGAAGAGATTAATGTATTCATGTATGACGATGCTGAACACGATATTGACTGGTTACTAAGTGTATCCAATCAATGCGATGTTACAATTATCGACGTGGATAACTGTGATCCAACAACTAAATTGTTTATAACATATTTGCTGGCACAACCGAATACACACTACATAACCAACGACGAGATTACTCCTTACGGGTTGATTAGTAAAAACAGAATTTATAACTTAGATTGGATAGTAGCGCAAGTTACCGGCCAAGAGGATGATGAAGAAGATGAGGGAACCGATGAATCACAGTAACAAACGATACGACGGGAATCGAGTAATTGTTAAGGACGGTGAAAACATTACACAAGCATTGCGCCGATTCAAACGCAAAATCGAAGATAGTGGTTTATTAGAAGAATTACGTAGTCGAGAATTTTACGAGAAGCCGACTACCGAACGCAAACGTAAAAAATCAGCGGCCAAAAACCGTTATAAGAAAAAGCTCGAAAAAGAGCAACTACCTAAAAAAATGTATTGACATACTACTCCAAGCCTGTTATAATAGTCATATGAATACTGACATTATGATAGATTTGGAGACTCTAAATACAACTCCTGACGCAACTATTCTTACAATTGGTGCTGTAAAGTTTGATCCGTTTGGATCGGAAGTTAAAGAACCAGCGATGGATAGTTTTTATTGCAGAGTTGATTTAGACAGTTGCGATAGAATTGGACTAACCACTAGCGATGCAACCATTGCCTGGTGGGCTAGTCAAAGTAAGGAAGCGCAAGCCGCGGCCTTTGATCCCAAAGATAGACTTGATATAGAGGAAGCATTTGCTCGGCTGTATAAATTCTGCTGGGGTGCAAAACGTGTTTGGTCTAATGGATCGTGTTTCGATATTATTATCTGCGAACATGTATTCCGTAAGATAGGCCGTGCTATTCCTTGGCAATTCTGGGAAGTACGTGATGTGCGTACTGCATTTGATTTGGGTATCAATCCACAGCGTCCCCCAGTAACAGCTCATCACGCATTAGAAGATGCTTGGAATCAAGCAGTCGGTATTCAAAATGTTTACAACACATTGAGAACCAGCACTACAAAAGACGGCCATTATATTGCGCCATTTGCAAACCAAAGGTAATAACATGCATTATACAAATACAGATAACCCAATCGATTTCCCAACAGACCCTATGAACGCACAAACTAAAGAAGTGATGGATATCCTCCAAGAAGAATGTGCTGAAGTTATACAAGCGGTAAGTAAGATTAGTCGTTTCGGACTGGATAATCTTAAGCCAGGAAAATCTAAAACCAACAGGGAACACTTGGAAGAAGAACTGGGCGATTTACAAGCTATGGTAGATATTCTACAAGAGCTTGATATTGTTAGTTTTAGCAATATTGAACGTGCGGCTGAAGCTAAACGTGAAAAACTTAAAATTTGGTCCAATATCTTTAAAACAGAGAATATCTGAGATAAATAAATTTGTAAACGCCGTAAGGGTTTACATTTTTCTTGCTTAATTAAAGGAGATTATTATGAGCAAAATCATCGGTATCGATTTAGGTACAACAAATAGCTGTGTAGCAATCCTAGAAAACGGAAAAGCTAAAGTAATTGAAAACAGCGAAGGTGCTAGAACAACACCATCAATCATTGCATATACAAAGGATGAAATCCTAGTAGGTGCAACAGCAAAACGACAAGCAGTCACTAACCCAAAGAATACTATCTACGCAAGCAAGCGCCTAATCGGACGTAAGTTTGACGAGAAAGAAGTGCAAAAAGACATTGACTTAATGCCATACACTATTATCAAGGCTGATAATGGAGATGCATGGATTGAAGCCAACGGCGAGAAACTTGCTCCACAACAAGTGTCAGCTGAAGTACTTCGCAAAATGAAAAAGACTGCTGAAGACTATCTAGGTACAATAGTAACACAAGCGGTCATTACTGTTCCTGCTTACTTTAACGATAGCCAACGTCAAGCAACTAAAGATGCTGGACGCATCGCTGGTTTGGAAGTTCTACGTATTATCAACGAACCAACTGCGGCTGCACTGGCCTATGGCGTTGATAAAGAAGATAAGAAAGATCGCAAGATCGCTGTATACGACCTAGGTGGTGGTACATTTGATATTTCAATTATCGAAATTGCTAACATCGATGGCGATAAACAAATTGAAGTGTTGTCAACAAACGGAGATACATTCCTTGGCGGTGAAGACTTTGACCAAGCTATTATGGATTTCTTAGTTGATGAATTCAAGAAAGATTCTGGCATCGATCTTAAGAAAGACATGCTGGCCTTACAACGTTTGAAAGACTCTGCTGAAAAGGCCAAGATTGAATTATCTAGTGCCGCAAGCACTGATGTTAACTTGCCATACATCACAGCAGATGCAACAGGCCCTAAGCATTTGAACGTCAAACTAAGCCGTGCTAAGTTTGAACAAATGGTTGAAGACTTGATTAAGCGTTCAATTGAACCATGTAAGATTGCTATGGCTGATGCCAAAGTTACTGCCGCAGACATTGACGAAGTTATTCTAGTTGGTGGACAAACACGTATGCCTAAAGTACAAGAAGCAGTTGAGAAACTGTTTGGCAAGGCTCCACGTAAAGATGTTAACCCAGACGAAGCTGTAGCCGCAGGTGCCGCAGTACAAGGTGCTGTGTTGGCAGGCGACAAGACAGACGTATTGCTATTGGACGTTACTCCATTAACATTGGGTATTGAAACAATGGGCGGGGTGTTTACCAAGCTAATTGCCAAGAACACAACTATCCCAACTAAGCACAGCCAAACATTCAGCACTGCTGAAGATAACCAACCAGCTGTAACTATTAAAGTTGGACAAGGCGAGCGCGACTTGTTTAAATTTAACAAGATGCTAGGTGAGTTTAATTTGGAAGGTATTGCTCCAGCAATGCGTGGAACACCACAAATTGAAGTTACACTAGATTTGGATGCCAACGGTATTCTTAATGTAAGTGCCAAAGATAAAAACACTGGAAAAGAAAACAAGATCACTATCAAGTCTGATAGTGGTTTGACAGAAGCTGAAATCCAACGCATGGTACAAGAAGCTGAAGAAAATGCCGAAGCTGATAAAAAGGCTAAGGAATTAATCGAAGCACGTAACAATGCAGAAGGCGCAACACACTCTGTTAAGAAAGACTTTGAAGAATTCAAAGACAAACTATCAGAAGAAGATAAGACTGCTTTTGAAACTGCATTAACAGAAGTAAACACAGCCGTCGCAGGCGAAGATCCAGAAGCTATCCAAAAGGCAACACAAACATTGTTTGAAAAATCTCAACCCGTGTTTACTGCCAAACAAGAAGCTGAGAAAGCAAAAGTTGAAGAAGTCGAAAAGAAAGGCGAAACAGTTGATGCGAGCTTCGCAGAAGTTGACACACAGACAGACAAGTAATATAATAAACATGTAGGGCGCCAATCATTGGGCCCTACTAAGTTCTTGCTTAATATAAGGAGAAAATTATGACAATGCAACTAAGAACTATAGACGCGGCAGCTCTTGCCAATCTAAGTAGAGCACTAGTAGGTTTCGATCACATTTTTAATGCACGATTGAATAACAGCAACTATCCTCCACACAATATTGTAAAATATAGTGACAAGGATTATGCTATCGAAGTAGCAGTAGCTGGATTTAGCAAAGATGAAATCACAGTAGAAGTAGACCAAGATCAATTAGTTGTTCGCGGTATACAAAAATCTGTAGATGCAGAAGGTAAAGAATATCTGCATCGCGGGCTTGCAAGCCGTGATTTTGAACAAGCATATACTCTTGCTGAATATATGGAAGTTACTGGTGCCGAAGTCAATGACGGTATGTTGATCATCAAAATCCAACGTATTGTTCCAGAGGCCTTAAAACCACGTCAAATCACAATTAAATAATTAAATACAATGGGGAAGGAAACTTCCCCAACTTTGAAAGAGAGTATAAGATGGCAGGAACAGATATCCAATTAGATGAAAAGATCAAAGTAACTGTGACAGAGCCCAAACGATGGAAAGTTATTCTTTTGAATGACGAAGCCACGCCAATGGATTTTGTTGTAGGTATACTAATTGAAATTTTCCATCACACAGATGTTACAGCTCGAGACATTATGATTACTGTTCACGAAACTGGAAGCGGTATCGCAGGTGTATACAGTTTTGAAATCGCCGAAGCTAAAGCAGTAGAAGCGACAACAGTAGCCCGTGCAAATGGATTTCCATTACAAATACGGTTGGAGGAAGAATGAGCTTACGTGACTTAACACACGAGGCACATAAAAATGCCGAAAGACAGGAATTCGTAAAGATTTTATTCTCGGGTGATATTAATCCTAAATTATATGCGACATTTTTGAAAAATCAGCACCCTTGCTATGAGATACTAGAAGTATGTGCGATGCCGCATTTATTATTACACGGGTTGCCTGACATTCGCAGAGCACCCGCTATACATGCAGACTTTGAAGAACTGTGGGATGATGATGCTGACGGCAAGCCACATATACTAACAAATACTGAAAAGTATATCAAATATATTCTAAGTATTAAAGACGATCCTAAAAAACTTATGGCGCATATCTATGTTCGTCATATGGGTGATTTAGCCGGTGGACAAATGATTTCTAAAAAAGTTCCTGGTGCAGGCCGAATGTATCAATTTGAAGATGCTATTACCCTTAAGACAGCTATTCGTGAACGCATTAGCGATGACATGGCCGATGAGGCAGTGGTATGTTTTGAATTTGCTACGCAGACTTTTAAAGAAATGTTAGATCTAGTTGAGTACAAAGATGAGTAAAGTATGGGATACATTAATAACCATACAACATCTACTGGAAGACAGTTTCAATGAAACAGGTACAGAAATATTTGAACCAGGTATGGATCGCTTTAATCAACCTGGGTGGATCAATCGCGTATGGACTTCTGATAGTTACCGCCGCGCTCATGTGGATGTTGTAGACGCTCGAGAAACTAAAGGGCTATGGATGATGCATTGTTGCATCTTTCCACATATACACAATCCAGCACCTATTTACGGTTTCGATGTTGTAGCAGGTAAGAATAAAATTACCGGCTGTTTCCATGATTATTCAAAAGCAGGCGATCCTGATCATCCTATGATGGAGTGGTTCTCCGATTACGTTAAAAGACTCGAATGGCGTAGGGAACGGGCATTACCCGAGTGGGCTACTAATATATTCAGTTCTAGCATGGTTGCCGCAGGTAATGTACAAGACGAAACAGAATTAGAGCAAATTATACAGATGGCTAGCGATACACTAGCGCATTATTTAGAAGCTGTGGGTGAAACTAATAATACCGCAGTAAATACTACAGATAATCAAAATTACTACTGCGATAATCAAAAGCAAAACCCCCATACACCGCGTGTAATGGCTAGTTTGGGCTTAAACGAGGATGATGTGACAACGTTTATACAAGATTGTCTGTTCCCTAATATAGCATAAATATTGTACTATGCAAATTTTAGACATTATCAACGAAGCCAGCATCTTCTCCAGAGATACCAAATACACATACGGGCATCATGTTCGTGTTTCTAACGGATCTGCCAAGGGTAAAGACTTAGTTACTAAGATACAAAAAGAGATTAAGACTTTTAACCCAGATGAAAAATTAGAATGGGTTAAGACTGCACCTGCCAAAAGTCCTGTTATTAAAGTAGGTAACGGAGATACTGTACTATACTTTAAACGTATAGAAGCAGATCAAAGTGTATTCGGCTTAGAAGGTAGTCCAAGCGGCATTGAAACTGGATTATTACACGCAGACAAATTTAATCGCGGTGACATTGCAGAAGCCGTGTTAGGTGCGAGTCTCACTGCTAAACTAATTAAACGTGGTAGTGATAGAATTGGAAAAATCGGCATTGATGAAGTACAGCAAGTTTTAAAGAATTGTATTACTAAAAGCAATACAGAAGTACATTATCCGGTACATGATCAAAACAGCATGATCGCTGATAATATTGAATTTAGTTTACGTTTGCCAAGCGGCAGTATGATGTTTATTAAAAACCCAAAAAACTGGCCACGTGTTGAAGATTTGTTTCATTCTGCTATCATGTATGTTAACGATGCTGACATAGAAAAATACAGTAACCATTTTTATAAAAACGGCAAAGTGGATGAAATTAGAATTACCAGTGATGGAGTAAGCGATCAAAAAGGCCGCAAGACTGACGTTAATGCACGTATCAAAGATGCTAGTGCTCCAGGCGGTTGGCGTCCATTAAAGAACGTAGATATTAGTCTCAAAGCCGATAGCGACATTTACGGACAACACGGTGCAGGCGGATTGCAAGGCGGCCCTGATAAATGGTTAGCCAGTGCTAACGGCCTATTTAAAGAACTAGGCATTACATTTGATATGCCGACTCGTGGCAAAACTGATATTTTAAAATTCTGGATCACTATCTATAAACAAGCTGTCTCTAAAATTAATGCTGAAGTTGCCAATGCTAGTGCTACAAAAACTACACTTTTCATCGAACATCTAGCTGATTTAATCATGCGTCATGGTTCAGGTTTAAATCAAGATAAAACTTCAAATCGTACATTAAAATTAATTAGTTTTAAAAACGGTGGCTATACACAACACAGCTTTGCATTGTTAAAAAATCGATTGATTAGAAATAATATAAGTTTAGAAGCAGAACTAACATTAGGCCCACGTAGCGGTAAACCTAGTATTATAATTCGTAATGCGAATGCTCCTCACGAAGTATTAACAGCTATTAGATACTTCCAGGGCGAAGACAAAGCTAGTAATTATTTTGAAAAAGGTCCGTTACTACATAGCCTAACACAAATTGTCAAAGATAAAG